GTTTAGTAAACTTAGGCTTATGTTTTTCATAAGCAACTGGAGACCATGTAACTTTTTTAAGTCTTTTACCACCAGTTTGTTGATAATTTTTATTCATCTTTCTCCTTCTAAATTATTTCTTGACTCGGATTATATACTATGATAGAATGCTTGTCAACATTAGAAATAAGAATGTACAAATTTAAAACGAAGCCATATGAGCATCAGAGAGATGCCTTAAAACAATGCTGGAATAAGGAAGCATTCGCTATCTTTGCTGAGATGGGAACTGGCAAAACCAAGATTGCATTGGACAATGCATGCATACTTTATAACCAGGGAAAAATTGATCGCTTATTGGTAGTGGCTCCAAAGGGAGCATACATGACCTGGGCGGATCAAGAAATTCCCACACATGTCCCAGACTATGTTGAAAAGAAAGTAGTGGTATGGAAACAATCCACAAGCCAGAAATATATGTCAGAATTAAGGTCCATGATGAACAATAATTTTGAACTTAAAATAATGGTCATGAATGTTGAAGCGTTTTCCGCAAAGAGAGGAGTGGATTTTGCGAGACTATTTCTTATTGGAAAATCGATGATGATTGTGGATGAAAGCACAACGATCAAGAATCCAAAGGCCAAAAGAACAAAAGCCATACACGCTCTTCGTGATGAAACAAAATACAGAAGAATTTTAACAGGATCCCCAGTCACACAGTCTCCACTTGATTTGTGGGCACAGATGGATTTCCTCGATCCCTATATACTGGAACAATCAAGCTACTATGCGTTTCGAACACGCTATGCCGTTATTGTTACAGCCAATGCAGCTGGAGGAACCCATACTTACCAGAAGATACTTAAATTCAAGAACTTAAAAGAACTAGGGGAACTGGTAGCACCCCATTCCTACCGTATATTGAAGAAAGACTGCCTCGACCTACCAGATAAGGTATATATGAAACGTTATGTGGAACTTACGGATGAGCAGAAAAAGGCTTACGCTGAGATGAAGGAAAATGCCTTAGCCACTCTTAATGGGTCATCAGCAACTGCCTTTAATGTGCTGACACAGTTGATAAGACTTCATCAAATTACCTGTGGCCACATGGCCACGGACAATCATGATATTATTAACATTAAAAGCAACCGTCTCAATGAGCTTATGCAGATCCTAGGAGAAACTTCAGGAAAAGTAATTATCTGGGCCAATTACATCTATGACATTCACCAGATTGAAAAAGCGGTTGAAAAGGAATTTGGTAGTGATTCATACTGCACTTACTACGGCGCAACGTTAGCCAAGGACAGGCAAAAATGCATTAATGATTTTCAAGATCCTGATTCCCCCGTGCGTTTCTTCATTGGTAACACGCAGACGGGAGGGTATGGAATTACACTCACGGCAGCCAGCACGGTGATATATTATTCAAATAATTATGATCTGGAGAAAAGAATACAGTCAGAGGACCGTGCCCACCGGATAGGACAAAAGAACAAGGTACTGTACATTGATTTGGTTGCAAAAGGGACCGTCGATGTAAAAATCATACGATCCCTTAGAAACAAGGTTAACATCGCCAAGGAAATTAGCGGTGAAGAACTTATTGCTTGGATTTAATTTTTATTTGTTTTGGTTTTTCGGCCTCAGGGATTTCCCGTTTATAGGTAACCTTAAGAAGTCCATCCTTCAACTCCGCTCCATCAATTCTAATATGTTCATGAAGTTTGAAGCTTTTTCGGAAAGTTCTATCCGATATTCCTTTGTGATAAAAGTCCGATTCGTGCTTAAGTTGCCCGTCGGATTTTTTTTCTTTACACCCTGAAACTTTTAAAGTTTGGTCTTTTACCTCAACTGTCAAATCACCTTCAGCGAACCCTGCAACAGCGAATTCAATGACGCCTAAGTCATTCTTTTCTCTTACGTTGTATGGTGGGTATGTGGAGACTGTCCTGAAATTATCAAAAAAGTCATTGTTAAAACCAAGAAAATGGTTTCGAATAATATCTAGCTCGTTCATAATTACCTCCTGTTAAGCAAGATTTAGTAGGACCCATTACGGCATCCTGTTTAGAGTGTCAGCCAAGCCATGACTGATGAACCTGCAATGTCTTACCATTGATGTACCTAAAGGTCTATGGAGGCTATTTTTGGCACCCTAGGCTATATTATATAATACTTTGTAGGTATAAGTCAAGTTTTTTCATGAAGGAATCACCCGCACGGTTAAACTTTTCGCCCATAAGCTCAAATCTCTGAAACGTCAGGTCGCGTGAGCACATGAGAATGACCCCCTGATCTATGTCAGTGCCAAAAAGCTTGTTATGGGCCATGGCGTACGCTGAAAGCTGCATGAGGTAGTCCTGTATCCATTCACGCTTCTTTGGCCGGTTAGTCTGCTTAAAATCAATGATTGTTGGTCGTCCCTTGTAAAGACCAATCATGTCTGTTGTTCCTGCGTATTTTCCTGGATAATAAAGGTGCACTTCCGATCCCCACACTTCGGTGATGTCGGAAAAGGCTTCATCTATGATCTTTTTGGCCATTTTCTCAGCCTGTATGCCTATTTTGGTAATATCCTTGTAGGCATGGTTGTTCGTATAATGTTCTATATATAGGTGGAGTGCGGTTCCAATCCTGGAGGAATCACGGATGATTTCCTCGGCTTTTTTCTCTCCAACTTTTTCTCTCCACTTTTTCAGGAATGAGCGGTCCTTTGTCTTATTTAATACGGACGTAACAGACGGTAAGCTTTCACCATCCGGTGTAAGGTACAACCTTACATCCCCGTCTTCCCTCTTAAGATCTGCGTAATTATATTTCTTTATTAATTGCACGGTGCATTATAGCACAAGTGAAACGATTCCGCCACGATTAAATATTTTTTTAGCTCTTGGGTCTTTGTATAGTTGTTTCACATACTTAAAAATATGAGCGTCACTCCATCCCATTTTCTTAAGTCTCATTATAATATTCATTAAGACAGGAATATGCGCTTGCTCCGAGTTAGATACGAGTTTATGCTTGTCTACCATTGGGGTCGGTCGCATTTTAGCATCTTTCTTAGCCATTCTTAAAATAACAGAAGGATTATCCAAAGTTTGATGTGTGTATGCATGATGCGCAGCTTCTATTGGCTCAGTAGTAAAGAATTTTTCATCATCCTTCAGTAACTTCATCATTTTATTAGTGGAAATTTTAGATGGATCATCGACAAGAGTTGTTCCACGATAAACTGATGGACCTATTCCACCGAGATCATCACCCAGCATAACATATTTAGGATCAACTTTTATTGCTCTTGCTTCTGATCCCCAATTTATTGGGTTTTCTTTAGTTACATGTTTAAAAAGAACATCTTTTGTATCGGATAAATTAGTTCTGACTTTAGCGTCCTTTATCTTTTGAATTGCCTGTTGTTTAGCTATGTTAGATTTTTCTACATCTATTTTATTAAGTGCTTCAATTGTTTCTTTGGAAAATTTAAGTTTGGGAGGAGGTGCTGCTATTCCTACAGTTCTAGTTCCTCTAAATATCTTAGGAATAGTTCTTGCTAATGATGCTAGGCCTGTGAGCATGATTTCATATGTCCAGCCATTTCCTTGGCACGGTTTGGAGTCTGTTTTGCCCAGCGTGAGTCAAGCATCTGGACTGACGCTTCCTCATAGTTAGGTGGGTCTTCCTGAAGGGCCTTCCACATATTGCGGAACTTTTGTACACCGGCACTTCCAAGCTGAAAAATCATTTCAATTATCAGGAATTTTGCATCGTCTGAAACCTTCAGGTCCTGACACATACCTTCCCCCTGGTTGATGGCGTACTGCAAGTCCTTCTCCAGAATCTCTTCCAAATATTTCTTATCATATTTCTTTCCGTCTTCCCAGTGGTCCTCCACGCATAGATGGCCGTAGCCCACGGTGCGTTTGGAAAGTGAGTCTAAGTAGACGTGGTCCTTGAACCCTTCATGCTTCTTGACTGACTCAATAAGTTTGTCATAATTCATTACATTATCGCCGTGTAAACTACACGGATAATCAATCCAAGGAGCATGAACGAAACCGTCCATACGATCTTAAAGATTATGT